GTGGCCGGCCCCCCACCCGAACCATTCCCCGAGGCTCCCGGACGGCGCTGACCAGTCCAGGTTCAAATCCGCGGCCGTCGGCCCGTCGTACTTGATCCAGCCCTCCATCTGGTAGACGGCGTTCGCGGCCACGGTGAGCTGCAGGTGCGGATCGGCGACCGTCGTGGTCGTCGCCGCCCGCGATGTGTCCGCCGTTTTGCGGGCGTAGACCGGCAGCATCGACTGGGCCAGACTGGCGGTCCAGCGCTGCCCCGCGAACAGAGGCGGGTAGGTCTCGGTCATGGCACCTCCTCACAAGGCGATGTAGTAGGGGTGGGCGAGCTCCACGGCCGTGCCCGCGGTCTGCGCTTTGACGACGCCGTTCACGGCGCGGGTGACGGTGAACGTCTGCGGGCTCGTGTCGCCCGCGACCCGGGTGACGGTCATGACCTCGCCGCCGACCCGGATATCGAAGGGGAACTCGTCAGGGCGCGGGGTCTCGCCCGCGGCGTAGAACATCACCTCGTCGACCGTCAGAACGTCCGTGCTCGGCGGCGTCGTCGGCACCGTCGGTGCAAGGTTCGCGAAGGCCGCGCTGGCCGGGGCGGTCGCGGTCTGCTGGAACCACGTCCAGGTGTTCGCGGTGACGGTCTGCTCAGAGCTTGAAGTGGACAGGTAGGCGTGGGATCCGTCGAACCAGTTGATGTTCAGGTCGACAGGCCTGGAGGTGGCGCAGTACAGCCACCCGGACAGCGTGTACTGCTGGCCGACCGTCACAGCGATCTGCTCGGATCCGGCGTTCGGGAACGTTGCGACCCCGTCCGGGGTGATCTGCATCGACCACAAGCCGGAGAACGGCGGGCTGCCCGGTGTGGCGACGCGGGCGATCGTCGCCCCGGAGCCGGACCAGTTCGACAGGTCCGTCTCGAAGCTCCTGTTCGCGTTCAGCTGCCCGTACTGCACCCACACCGGCCCGGACGTCGTCGCCACCGACAGCGTGGTCGCACCCGAGGTGGCGTCCGCGGCGAGCTGGCTGCCCGAGGTGTCCATGCGCGGGCTGTTCGTGTCGAGGTAGCCGATCGACGAGTACGGGGACGCCGGCGCGCACACGAATGTCAGCCTGTGCTCGAAATGGGTGAGGGTTTCACTGGTGCCGAGGATCAGTTGATCGGGGTTGTCCGGGGCCACCCAGGCGGGCATGCCGGTGAACTGCGCCCGGTCGCCGATGCGGAGGGCGAGGATTGCGCGCCGCATGTCCGGGGTGATCGACGGGTGGGCGAGGTTGACGGTGATGTTCGGGTAGCGGGCCTCGTCGACGGTCCCCAAGTGGACGCGCCACGCCGCATGGCTGAGGAGCGTGGCGGTGTCGGTGGCGGCGAGGTTGAGGGTGAGGCCGCCCGTCTCTCCGTAGGTGCCGATCTTGGTGGTGGCGAGATTGCCGTCCGTCTGCTGATAGGAGGCGGACACGCCGCCCGCGGTGACGGTGAGCTGGTTTTGGACCTGCCGGTCGTCCTCGACGGGGACCGGGATCTCGTTGAAGTTGTAGCCGGTGTAGGACAAAGTCAGGGCCGGGGTCTGGTTGTACAGGCTCACGCGGGTGCGGTAGCCGAGCCCCAGGACGTCCTTCGTCTCGTACAGCAGACCGCCGTCCGCCAGGCACGCCTCCTGCACCAACGTGAGCGTGTTCGCCTTCGACTGCCCGCCCAAAGCGACGGTGTCGTCGAGGTCACCGATCCACTCGAAGGGAATCCCCGACTCCCCGCACAAGCGCTGAATCCGCCGACCCGCCGTCTCCCCGATCGGGTTCAGGTGGACGCCCAAAATCGTGTTCGAGGTGATGGCGTTCTCGACCGTCGCATGCCCGACATCCACGGCCGACAGGCCCGTAGACCCGTAGGGGCCGACCGCTGAACGGCTCGCCGGCCCGAACTGCAGCCTGGTGACCCGCGTCAGCGTGGCGGCGACCCCGGTGTCGGTGGTGTCGTAGCTGGTCTGCGTATCCAGGTCGTACAGGCGGACGGCGCGGTTGATGGTGCCGCCCGACTGCTGGAATTCGATCGAGACGTACAGTCGTTTGCCGCGTACGTCATAGGTCGACTCAAGCTCCAAGCCGAGCTCGGAGCCGTCGCCCATGTTCTGGCGCAGCGTGAACGAGTGCCCGTTCTGCGCGAAGTTGCCGTAGTACAGCTCCCAGAACGCGGTGCCGCCCAGGTCTTCCTGGTCGATGGAGCACACCACGGTGCCCTGTGTCAGGCCGGCGGCGGGAATGGCGCACAGGAAGCGCACCTGCGTGGACCCCGTGGCGGTGTACTTGGCCACGCCGCCCGAGAAGACGGTGGCGGACGTTTCGGGTACCGGGTCTGAGGCGGGGAAGTCTGCGTAGTTGGCCAGAGTCGGCGTGCCGGTCCACGTCATCGGCGAGCCCGAGGGAAGCGCCGAGGCGAGGGACGTCTGGCCGCTGGCGTCCTCCATCGGCCAGTACGCCATCACGCTGGACGGCAGCGGGGTGGTGAGCGCCGTGTAGAGCACCGAGCGCTCCGGGGCCGGGGCCTGCGCGAGGCGCTGCATGATGCCGACGATCGCCGTGTCGACCCACACGTCGTTGCCGCTGGTGTCCCAGCCGGGTTCCCACGCCGAGTTCTCGCCCCAGATCCGGTAGGACTTCCCGCCGAGTCCGTCCGGGACCGAGATGCGGAACGGCGTGTTGCGTCCGATGGCGCCGTAGTAGGGGCCGGTCGGGTTGCGAGGGGTGAAGCGGCCGTCCTGGTTCTTCAGGGTCAGCTTCGCCTGCGCGCGTTCCGTCTGCGAGCCCTCACCGCCCTGGATTCCGGTCGTGACGGGGATGCTGCCGGAGTCGTCACGGACCATCGTGTACGGGTCGGTGATGTCCACCCACACCCCGCGGACGAGCATCTCCACCGTCACCGGGCGGCCGTTGGACGCTTCCCCAGAACTGCGCGCGGGTGCGGGCAGGTTGCGGGCGCGGTTCTTCCACGCCGCGACGAGGGGAGCGATGGAGGGCACGGGTCAGCCCACCTCGTTGAAGACAATCCAGCAGCGCATGTCGCTGGCCGTGGTGGGCGTGGTCGCACGCACGCGCAGGAACTTGCTGACGGCGATGATCGGGCGGGCGTCCGGCATCCACTGCCGCACGTACTGCAGCCCCGACTCGCCGGACACCGACGACAGCGACATCGTGTCGAACACGCGGGACGCCGTCGTCGTGCCCTCCGCCGAAGCCGTGTACCCGGTCGCCGAGGCGCCCAGGGTCAGCAGTGACGCGGTCCCGTTCGGGTCGAGGTTCGGCACCCCGGAGGCGACGTGCGCGGTCACCGTCGCGGCCACGTCGGTCTGCAGCAGCTCCACCACGCCGTCGGCGCCCGGTGGGTCGTCCAGGGAGAAGCCCCACTCCAGCAACTGAATCATGCGCGTGCTGGGCGTGGCCAGCTGCAGCATGGTCTTGATCGCGGTCCCCGTCGTGACGCTCGCCTGTGCGGCAGTCGTCGGCGCCGGGCCGTTCCAAGTGATGTACGGCAACTTCCTGTTCCTCTCCTCTACCGGCCGCGCGGCGGCCGCAGTGTCGCGTCGATACCGCCATGGGCCCGCACCTCACGGCGCCCGGTGTCCACCCACAACTCGCCGAAGCTCCGGCCGCCGATCTCCAGCTGAATGACCAGCGGCGGCCCACCATGGCCGGTGCGGGCCGGAGCGTGCGCGGCCCCGTACGACGGGCCCCGGCGTGGCGTGTTCAGCATCGACGCCCACGGAGCCTGAGCAGCCGCCAGCTTCCGCCGTGTGTCCGGATTCGAGATCACTCGCGACCCCGCCGGCAGGTCCAGTAGCTCGATGCCTTGCTCGCCGACCATCGTCAGCCCGTTGCGCAGGCCGCCCGACGCGGCCGCGCCGACGATCCCGCCAGCGGCCTTGTGGCCGAGCGCCTTGGAGATCAGCTTCTCCATGCTCTTGGCGAGGCTGGCCATCGACTTCTCCAGCTTCTCCTGCTGCTTGGTCAGCTTGTTGACGACCGCCGTCTGATCCTTGATGGCCTTCGCGTACACCGAGTCCGCGGTCGTCTTCCCCGCGGCTCCGGCCGCCGTCTCGATCTGGCCCTGCATCTGGTTGATGGTCGACACCTCGGACGCCGAC